ATTTGCTGGTATTCTAAGAACCGTACCATCGGGAAGTGAGAAGGGTGCATCGTGTATTTGATTCGCGGTTGCAATAACCCACCACAAAGATGCATCGCCTAAGTATTTTTCTGCAATTGAATCTAACCTATCACCAGTTTGTACTGCTATATAAGTATCAGCATCAGTTTTAGGCATCTTGGGAAGTATCTTGGATTTATATACTTCTCTACCATCCGATAACTTTTTACTTTCGTTAAATGTGTATCTACCAGCCATATTTTTATAATTTTATTTTAATACCAACTCTTTTTTTACCTGTCTCTACTTTGGTACTTTTATTTTAATACCAACTCTACTACCAGCCGCTACTTCATCTCCATATTGTAGTTTGCTTATTTCTTTTTCTTTACCAGCTTCATCTATCGTATGATATTTGATAAATCTGTCAGCGTTTTGGTAAATTTGATGCTGAGAAGCTATTTTACCAGTTCCATTTTTATCTCGTTTATCAGCACCTTTAGCATTTTTATTTTTAGGATATGAATATAATCCGTTATTTTTTGGAGTATCTGCACCATCAACCGAACCATCTGCAATATTTTCAACAAATTTAAGAGTTATTGCTACATCTATAAATTTTGGAAGAAGCAATCCCTTTGCATTGGTTTCCCAAGTACCATTATCAGGAAATGTATAAGAAAGAGATTCTACTATACATACCTTATCTTTATACATATCACCCAACGTGAATTGTGTAAAATTTGGATGAGCCATATTTTTTTCAATCAAAGGATATGATAACTTGGTTAAGTTAGATAACTTAGACCAGTTATTTGCAAGTTCTAATTGATTTTGAGCATATATTTGTAAATTAAAAGAAACACTTCTTTCTACTGATTCAAAGATATAGTATTTGTATGGATTACCAACAAAGTTGTTAGATGCCCAAGATGGGGATGATGTTTCTGTAAGACCTGTAATAGCACATCTAAATGCCATCATTGGATATGTTGAAGAATTATATCTACCAATGAATAAAGGAATTAAATCTATTACCTTACCTATACCATCAACCTCTACCTCATTTGTTTCTTTATTAATAGTAGTTGTATATGGATCACCCATTGCAATGGTATCACCGGATGATCTAATCCCACGTTCTTCTAAGGTAGGTATTCTACCATTAACTTTATCACCTTCTTTTTTTTCTTTGCCTAATGCATTAGTATTTTTTTGGATAAAAGAATAATTTTCTTTCTCTAAAGGAGAATAAGGTGTTACCGCCTTTGAACCTTTATCTGTTTGAAATGCATAATTGGAATCACCAAACCTACCCTTTACGTCTCGAACTCTTCCCAGCTGTTTAGCTATAAATGCATCAAGTGGATTATACGCAGCTTGCATTCTCGATACACCATGTACAGGTGATACTCTACTTAAATCAATACCAAGTGTTGTTTGAAAATTTTTATCTTTTTCAAGCTCAAAATCAGCGGGATCACCAGTTGAAGTATAACTTGGAGAATTTTTTAATTGAGTTGAATATAATTCATCATTATTATATGGTGCTCCACCTGTTACTTGGTTTGGTTTTACATCACCTCCGCCAAATAAAGCACCACGTATTTTTTCTTTAGCTTGCTTTACAGCTGCTCCTGCTACATTTTTTACAATTGTTTTTGGATTACCTCCTCCACTTTGTTTTAAAACTTTACCAAGTAAAGTTCCACCACCACCAAATTTTGATTTGGTTATAGGGTCTTGTGAATTAGGTTTTGGTTTTAATGAAGGTAATTCTGGTATGGTTATTCCAAATTTATTTGGAGAAGGTTGTTGAATTTTACCAATTAATCTACTTGGAATCATCGTAACGGGAATACCTAAAAGTGAATTAAACTTAGATGCTATACCTGATACAGATGTAACTGCTCCTCCAGTTAGTTTTCCCAATCCTTTACCTATTAAACCACCACCATTAGCAGCTCCCTTCATATCATCCAATAGAGGGGTTGTTCTTGCGGTAATACGAATTACTTCGTTACCATATAAGATTGGGTTTGGTAAGTCCGCGGCAGATTTAATACGAATACCGCTAGTTTCTTGTTCTATAAGGGTTTCAGTATCAGCCTTTACTTTTGAATAGTTAGTTCCAAACTTATACGTATCACTTTCATACCGTTCTTTTAAAGTAGTTGATGTATCTTCATCAGTTATCGTTACTGGATTTACTTTAGATGGTATTGATGGTACTACACCTTGCTTTTGTTCTAAAAGTTCTAATATTGTTGGCATATTAAGCTCCCATTATTCCAAACTGATTAATATTACTCTTCTCTTGAGTTTTTGAAATCCGAGAAGTTATTTTTTCGTTATCTATATACACATCTTTATTAGCTACAAATGCTGCTTTTAATTCTTTAAGTTCGGCTATTACTCCACTCATATCCATTCCACCACCGCTCATAGCAGATGCTAATCCACCTGGATCCTTAGTTGCAATTAAATAATCATCAGGATGTGTACTTACAATTTGTCTATCCTTAACAATACCATCTTCTACAGCAGGTGCTGGTATTGACTTTTCTGCATCTGCGGTAGCCGAGTTCATAGCAACTGCGGCAACAGCAATACCTCCAGCAATTGCTAATGCACCGATTCCTAATGTAGCAGCGGATGCGGCTGATATTGCAGCAATTGCACCAGTTGCCATAGAAATAGCCCAACCAATTGCGGCTCCAGCCATAGTTACAAGGGAACCCGCCCCTGCTATCAATGCAGGAACCATAGTTGTTACCAATCCTACCCCAGCTGCTATGATGGATGGTACAATAGAGACTACCCACGCGGCTGCTATAATACCTACGGTAGCAGAAATACCACTTAGAAGAGGGCCCATTTCTTGTGCTTTACTTATAAATCCACCTAATCCATCGGTTACCAATGCACTAACCAATGCATACATACTCTTTATTACAGTTACTGCGGCAGTAATTGGCATAAACGCTATTTTAAGAACTTTACCAAGTACTGAAAATACAGGAAGTAAAGTTGATTTTGCGAAACTACCAAGAACTTTAAAACCTTTCATCATACCACCGAACATACTTGAAATAATAGGTTGTACAGCTTCAAAAGGCTCTTTTAATTCTGATGCAAGTGGAGAAATTGCTTCTTTAAAAATTTTACTAAATACCTTAAATATACTTTTTGCAAAGCTACCAATAGCCGATATACCTTTACTAATAGCATTAAAAACAGTTGATATTACAGGCATTGCAGATTCTAAACCACCTACTAAAAATTCACCAATTGGTAAAAACATTTGTGTTAATTTAGCACCGAATCCTTTAAGAGTATCACTCATAGCACCTATTCTAGTTTGTGTCTCTTTTTGCAATGCAAGTACTTCGGTTTTAGCTTTTATTTCATCACCTGACATTTTGGATATATCCAATCCACCTTTTATAGCTTCTTGTAATACCTTATTTCTATCTTTATCTAAACCAAGATTTAATTTTTGTAATCTGGCCATGTTTTGTATTTGAGAAAATTGCATTCCAGTAGCCTTTTCCATAGCTTCTATTTCAAATACACTAGCTTTATCTAAATCAACTCTATTTCTAAGTTGCTTAACCATTGATGCTTGTGCACCAACTACATCACCAGTAGCTGCAAGATAACGAGATTGAGAGAAGTTTAGATTTGTACCAAGAATAGCACTAGCTTCCATTTCGCTGGTAACACTATCTTGATAATTAAGTAATCCACGTGATACTTTAGCTGCTTCTTTTAAAGAAGAACCCATTTTTGCTGCGTTAATTGCTGCAGCTCCTAAAGCTTGTATATTTCCTCTAAAGAATCCTTGAGCTTCTTCGGCTGAATCAGCTATATCAGCCATTACTTTAGATGGAGCAACTCCGTTTTGTTGTGCAAGTGAAACTACCGATTCAGCATTAGCTTGAGCCACATCTGCCGATAATCCTCCCATGTTTTGAAAGGCTTTGTTTACTTTAGCAGCATCACCAACGGCAACGCCGAAGTTTTTGTTCATTACTGTTAAAGATTTTATAACATTTTCTGATGGTTTTTCTATTCCCCCAAATTCCTTTACAAAAGCTGCTGCGTTTTTACCAACATCTTCCATAGATGCTCCCAATCCCACAGTTTCCATATAAACAGAATTTATGGTAGTATCCATACCATCCATTTGAGAGTTTAATAACCCAGTCTCATCTCTGAAAGCTTTAGCTCCTTTTTCCATTTCTACGAATGCTTTGAGTCCTATAGCTAGAACTGCAGTAAGAGCAGCTATTGCTCCCACGGGAGATAAAAGAAACCCACTCAATACTTTCATAGAAGCTCCACCAGCTTTGGCGAATGCCGCCATACCACCTTTACCGTTAGCAAGAGCGCTTGAAAATTTTGTTGTGAATACTTTGGCTGAATCTGAAAATGCCCCTTTTAAGTTATTTATAGGGCCTGATGCTAATTTTGATAATCCTTTACCTATTCCAGGTATTTCATCCAATCCACTAAGTAATCCATCCAATGAACCATTTAAGGAGTTTGCCAAGCTATGTGCATTGGAATCTAATTCGTTAACTAACTTTACCCTTTCTGCTTCTGAAGATAAGATATCAATATTTGCTTGAACTTCTTTTTGTTTTTGTGGAAGAAGTTTTTTATTTGCACCAAAATATCGTTTAGATAATCCAGCTTTTTGTTTTTCTAATGCTAAGATTGCATCTTGAGTAGATTCATAATCAGTTGCACTACCATTTATACTTTTTAATCTATTATTAAATTCCTTTTGAGCATCAGACACTTTTTTTTGAGATTTCTCAGTATTATCAATCATTTTATTTAACGCACCTGTTAATGATTGAGATACTTTTAAAGCCTCATTATATTCTTTTTGAATTTCTGCCTTAGATTTTGCCATCTATTATAATCCAGCGTATTTCTTTAGTTCTTTTGGAATTTTAACTCCTGATTTTTCTGCATCAATAATTGATTTTCTCATTTTATCCTGTGCAGAATCAAAAGAATCTACTGCTTTTTTAAAATCAGTATTGTTCTTTAGTTTTTTTTTAAGTAATCTATTGAATATAGCACCAACTATACCTTCATTTTGAAAGGCTGGTTTAGATTTCATATATTCAAACTGTTCTGTTGTTATTTTCATAATTTGTTCTCCAATTATACTACTATAAATATAAGGTATAAAAAAAGTGAGGAAGTTTTTACTTCCTCACTCTTACACTTGGACCTTTTGGTGAAGGACCTTGTTTTTTTTGTGCTTTTTTGTTTTCATCAGATTCCTTTTTCTTTGCATCTGATAATTGTCTATAATAGAACATTCTTAGATGGACTGGTAATCTGTATATTCCTTCTTGAGTGAATCCATTACCATAATAACAGAGTTCAAAAATTTGTGTATGAAGTAAAACAGAGTAGTTACTCGGTAGGCCAAAAAAACCCTACGCCCATTGGGATAGAACGCACCTCCGTTTCTCCCGTTTGCTCATCCTCAAAATCAAACTCCATATTGATATCGGGTGTTATCTTAGCAATATATTCTCTAAATGCTTTGGTATCACGAGTAATGAACTTGTTATTAATAAAACTTGTAATTGATTGAGTATCGGAATTACCATCTACTGAAAGAATCATAAAACGATATCTTGTAGTTAGTTCTGCGGATACACCACCTTTATTTAATCTACTCAATGCTTTAATATCTGCATCAATTTTTTTCTCATCACCGTGAGTTAGAATTTTAAATTCTAATTTGTTCTTTCCAAATGGTGTAGTGAATTCATATCGGTTTTCTGATGATAATAATTCAACATCAACTTCTTTGGTTTGAACTGCTCCTAAATCAATAGTAACCGATTGTGGTTCACCCAATGAATCAGTCATCTCTATCTTATATTCAGGTCCATAACCTAATACACGAGTTGCGAGTAGAATTGCATTTTTATCCCCTAATACAATATCATCAATGTTTACATCCTTTTCAACTATAATTGATTCGAATAACTTATCTATCACCACCCCCTTCCGTACAAGATTCTGTGAAGCTAAGATTTCTTCTTCTCTAGCTGTCATGTATTTAATCTCTAATGTTCCTTTTGATAGGGGATTATCTTCTGAATAACATTTACCTTGAGATGGTAACGAGATAATTTCTGTTGGGAAATCATAATTTGCCATATAACTTTTTATTTAATTTGTTTATGTATATAAATATATAAGTTTTAAAAAATTGACACAAAAAAAGGGATTCTCACTAAGAGAACCCCTTTATATTGAAGTATTAAACGTATATTATAGTATTAGTATTCTAATATTGCGTAATCGTAAGAAAGAGTTAATGTAATATCAGATGGGTCATTTGATGCCCAATCTAAATCATTAAATACTGCATTGTTTATAAATGCTCCTTTTATTTTCCAATTTTCAATTTTATCACCAACTGGTCCCAACATATAGATATCAATATCTTTTTTATAGAAATCAGCATACCCATCACGTCCTGTTAAAGATTCATGAGATAAACGTACCCATTCCATTACTTGTTGTGCTCCACTTGGAACGATTGGGTCAAATAAAGTGATTTCAATATCTTGCCATTCACCTTTACCCTTTAGTTTTCTCTTAACGTTAATATGATCTAGTGTTACAACTTCAAACGAAATAGAAGGTCTATTTGCCGTTTTAATCAAATATGAAGCGATACCATCAATTTCCATGATGTATCTGTTCTTCATCTTCGGTTCGAAGTTCGTGTAGAACATGTCGTTGAATTCTAATACTTCTGCCATTTTTTTATTCTCCTATTATATACTACTATAAATATAGTTTTCTTTTATTTTTATTATTATGATGCGAAACTAGCGCCTGTTGGTAATATGTTGAAATCAATTACAATATATTCAGCTGTTTTGGTAGGTTGTAAGTAAATAGCCCCTGCCAAGATATTTCTATCAATAACATCTGGTGTGTTGTTAGATTCATCCATCACAACTCTAAAAGCGTAAAGTCCTTGTCTTTGTTGTATTCCTTCTAAATAAGGATTAACAGTATTCAAGAATTTACCTCTCGTTTGTGCTGTGTTTTGCTCGAATACAAGGTATCTTGATGTAGATGCGATGTATTTCTTCACTTTGATAAGTAATCTTCTTACGTTGATTCTATCAAGTGCTGATGAGCGATCTTGGAGTGTCTTTTGTCCAAATGCCACGATACCTTCTCCAGGGAAAGAAGCGATTGGATTAATTTTTCCTTCATACAATGTATCTCGTTCAGCGTGAGTTAATCTGTTTAGAACACTAACTGCTCCGGTGATACCACCTCTGTTTAAACCTGCTGGTGCGAACCATTCAGCTGCAACTGCATCGTTTTCAGCGTAAATACCAGGCATCAATACTGATGGTGGAACTGAAGTTAGTTTATTTGTTCTTGGATCGATTGTTTTAACCCATGGGTAGTAAGTTCCAACATAGTTAGAATCTACGTTATTACCTTGTGATACTGCATCTACGATAGTTGCTTCATGGTCAACTACATCACCGATAAAGAATGCATCTTCACGTGATTCTACCATATCAGTTACTTTATCAAATACATAAGAATGTGATTGTCTTACAATACCAGGTACAGATACTAAGTTAATATCAAAATCATCTGGGTTAGATACTGCGTTGATTGCTTTCACATAACCAACTGAACCACTTGCTGTTGAACTTGCCAAGTTAAATCCTTGTGAGTTTCCAGCTCCCCATCCACTTTCACCTGCTTTAAGTGATTTTATAGTTGGAGATATACCATCGAATCCACCTTGGAATCCA